TTTTACTTCGTCTTTTAGTAGTTGGTATTCACTTAGTCTTTTAATCCATTTCAAGAAATCTTCTTCTGAATTGTTGTTTTTAGCTATGTTACACATTTTGCAACAAGATACAACATTGTCATTTTCATATCCTTTTGAGTTATCAACTCTGTCAATTCCATTGTAATAAACATTGTAATAAGATTTCCAAAACAAATTTGATGGCTCTATACCACAATAATTACATTTTGATTTCATTAGATTTACTGCATAATCAAAGTCAACATTAAAATTTAATTTTCGAGCTCTTGCATTTTGTTTATACCTAACATAAACACTTCTATATCCCGCATCTTCTTTTACAATCTTATACCTTGATTTTATAGAATTTTCAGCTGATTTTGTAGGTGTCAAACATCCGCAAGATTTCTTTTTATTACAAGTTAATGCTCCAGTGTTTGTTTTGTTTTCCATTATATGTTATAGATTAAATTGATTACTAAGATTATTGCTATCGTGCCAATAAGTATCATTGTGCCGATTGCTGCCATATATTCGTGTTTAGGTTTCATTGCTCCTCGTTTACAATTTCTAATGTTCCGTCAAAATGGTATCCCGTTAGTCTTATCAGCCTTTCAAGGTGATAAACCAAATCTTCAAGCTCCACATCCTCGTGGTCGAACTCATAGCTTGCTTTGTGTCCGTAGTGCGTGATTTCTATTTTCATTGTTCTTGTTGTTTAAAGGTTTTACATTTCGTGTTTAGATATGTGGCAATTTTTACCCCTTATACTTGTCCATGTTGCTCAACTCAATTAAAGCTGCCTTTTGGTTTTGCTTCATTGCTTCCCGGTATCCTTCGCTGAAGCTCTTAACTTTTTCAAGGCTTATCTCTTTACGGATGCGCTCTAAATACAACGTGAAGTCCATAGCTTCTTCCTGAGCGTGGTTTATCCAATCAAAGATAGTTAGGTCTTCTCGGTCTAATGTTACTCCGTATTTTCGTATGCCTGTTGCAGAGCGTTCAGCGTACTTCGCCATTACGGATAAAACTACTTGGTCTTTTACTTCTTGGTTCATTGTTCCGTGTTTTTAAGTTCATCAATCTTTGCTTCAAGCAAATGAACATTCACTTTGAGTTGTTGGTTTTCTCGGTTAGCAACTCTCAGTTGTTGTTCGTGATTTTCTACTCTTCTTTTGTAATATGATAGTTCATTAATAGATTTCTCATATCTATCAAGAATTTCTATCATTATGTTTTTTTTCATAGCATTTCGATTAAGGCATTGTAATACAATCGGCAGTCTTCTATGCGAGCTTTTATCTGCTCAATTACTTGTTCGTCTTTTTGTACATAGAAAACTTTAACTCTGCGGTTTTTTGGTATGTGTGAAAACTGATGCTTACTCTCAACCTCCTCACGCAATTCTAAATCCTCGTCAATTTTATGCAGTTTCCAATGCGCACGTCTGATTTCGTCCTCTACCATTTCGATAGGTGTGTCAACAAGGCAGTAGCAAAGCATTGATTGTTGTTTCCCGGTCAACCACATATATCCCTGAAGTTGGTAAAAATAGTCCTTATTAGGAATTTCGGTATCAAAAAACGGAAAGGTAGTAGCATCCCATGAGCTTTTTACGTCAAGCAATATATCCTCCGTGTTTACGTCGGGTGTACCCTTGATATAATCGTTCTCAAAGTACTCCTCATTCTTGTAGATAAATTTAACGTCTAAGACATCGTTTACAAGTGAGATAGATAAATCCTCAACTGCGTTTCCTTTGTCCGTGTAACGGCTTGAAAACTCCTTTCTGATGCCGTATTTCTCCTCTAAAACAAGTTCGTGGATGTAAGTTTTGGCAGTTTGGCTTAGTAGTTCGCTTTTAGAGCGAGGTGTTGCCATTATTTTACCAATGGCAGAACATCGAATTTTGAGAGCTTTCATAGTGCGTTGAGCATATCAATTTGACCTTCAGTTAAAGCAAACGATGCTTCGAGCTTTTCACGAGTATACTCACCTTTTGCAATAGCTTGTACTGCTGCGCTGAAACGCTTTTGGTCAATGGCAGGTAGTTTCTTCTCAGTTTTAACTTGCTCACCTGATGCGTCCGTGTCTTTGTCAGTTACTAAACCAAGTGCAGAGCTGAGTGCATATCTGCGGTAATACGTTACACCTGAACCAAACGACTGAAAGTCATTCATACCCTTAAGCTGAACGTAAGGAATAGCAACAAGACTTTCTAAATTCTCTCCTGATTCAACGTGGAACACCATCGTAGCAATGTAATTAACATCGTCTTTGGTGTGTAGGGTTTGAGTGAAGCCAAGTCCGTGTTTTTTTAGCAACGGATTGATTACCTCAAAGATTTTCGGCAGGTCTGCGTAAGAGTATCCGTAACCTTGTGTTGCCTTGTGAATGACAGGCACTTCTTGTTGGAACGATGCCAACGATTTAAATAAATTCTTCATAGCGTAAAAATTAATTGTTTATACAAATATATAGATTATTTTAATTGGTTGTACTTTTCTTTATATTTTTTTATCAGTTCTTTCAGTTCATCTACTGACCATCGCTTTTCTAAATGCGCTCTACCTTGTAATTCAATCAATCTTTCTGCTCCTATCCGTTTTTCAATACCTATTTGATAGTTCAGTAGGTTTCCGCTTAAATAAGTGTTGCAATGCTCGCATTGTAAGTGGCAGTTGTCCTCATCAAACCTGACATTTGAGTGACCTCCTTGAGAGTAGTAGTGTCCGCAGTTTTTTTTGAGCGGTGGTTTTTCGCAGCTTATGCAGTTCAATCCTTTATCTCGTTCTCTTATGTACTTGTTGAAGACTACCTGTGCTTCTTTTAACCAATCTGATGTTGTCTTGAGGTCGGCTTTCATTCGTGTTTTGGTCTGCTTCCATTGCTTCTCTTTAGCTTCGGCTACAAAAGCACGGACACATTCGTCTTTCAAACAGTATTTATGATTGAAGCGGATAGGCTCGAACTTATCCTTGCAGTTCTTACAGCGCATCAGTCAAGTTCAATTACTTCCTCAATCCATTGGCGAAACAAAATCTGCAACTGAATCTGCTCATCAAATATTTTACCTGCGTTCTCTCCGTCTATTCGTAGGATTTCCCGGTCTACTCGTTGGATTTCCTCAGCGAGGATATTTGCCTTGCGCTTAAGTGAACGTTTGAAAACGTATTGGTCGTTTAAATCTTCAATGAAATCTGCCAACACAGGAAGGAAAGCAGTCAATGCTACTAGTTTTTTTGTCTTTGTCATAACTCGTTTTCTATTTTATTGTACTTGATTTGGTTTTCTAATTCGTGTATTATTCGTGTTTGCTCTATGTTTCGATTAGCGAGAATTGTATTTTCTCTACTTATCGCTACTGCGTGTTCGTATAGGTTTGTCAGAAACGAGATAGCCTCTAATAACTCCTCCTCGCTTTGCTCTGCGCCTTTGATGTAGTCAACTGCATCAGGTCTTGTTTTTAAGATGTTCTCTCGTGCGTTTTGGATTCGTTTTTTTATAGTCCAAAGGTTAGCACTTGTTTTGATTTTTTGTAATCCGATGTCCATTAGAAAGGTGTTTGATTAGCTAAGTTACGAAGTTTCTCAGATGTTGACATTATTCCGTCTTGTGGTATTTTTACCTGATTCTCTTTTTTGTAGGTTGTGCCTCTATTTGCATAAACACGGTTACCTTTGATGTCAAGCATATAGTACTGGTAGCGGTCTACGTCCAAGAACATTTTGTATATTCCGTTTTTTGATACTCCCTTTGGCTTACTCTTAGCAACTTTTAGATGCACTTCGTTTTTTTCTACTCCGCTGCCATCTTCATTCGCCAATCCGTAAGGCGGTCTCCACGGAATTAAAACACTAAGACCTTTCCTGAACCATACTTGACCACCTGCAAAATCTCGTGCAGTAGGTATCGGAAAGTATCTAAGCTCAGTTCCTGCTATTGATTTGCCTATTATCATTGGTTGGTCTCTGACGTGATTTATAATGCAATTGTGTCTATTGGTCTTTCGTGCGTTTTTACGAACTATCCCAAGTATTCTACTAAGATATTTGTCTTCACGTCCTAAGTCGCTATGTATGTACTCCTCAGTAAGTTCATTCCACGGGTCAATTGTAGTAGTATGAATAGTGATTTGCTCTTTGCGCTCAATCTCGTCTACTAAATCGTAAAACTTCGTGATAGTTAAATCCTCATCAATCGGGTCAATCACTATAAAATGTTGGTTAACGAACATCTCTGCGCTTACCTGCTCTCCGTTAGTCATTGAGTTTTGTCCTTGCACATAAGGCTTACCGATGTACTTGTAACATAACTCAGAAAATATCTCTGCTGAGTTTCCTGTTTCAGGAGAAAATATAACGTGATTCCAACCGTGCAAACACGAAAGGTTTATAAGTATCTCAAACCATAGTTCCGTTTTACCTGATGCAGGAGCTGCGCCTATGTACGTTGTAGTTCCTTCCTTGATTGTAAGTGGAAGCATATCCCAATCCCAACCAATGGACTTGCCTTTTACGTCTTTCTCGTGTCTAATGCTAAACATCTCAGCATTTAAATCAGTTAATCTCTTGTACATTATCCGTCCCATTCATTAGTTAAACCATAAGAAGCATTTATCACAGGATTAACCAACCAAGATGCTTCAAATCCTGCCCAAGAGCGCTCAACGCAATTTCTCAAGATATAGTTTTTATCTCCTCCGTGTAATTCTACTTGAGTTATAAACTTTTTAAAAGCAGTCTCAGTGTTAACGGCTTTCTTTTGCTTACGAACTTGCATCCATTCACGAGATAACTTTTCATCAAAACCACCTTCAATCAAAGAAGACAAAAAGCTAAACTTTTGTTTAGTATATATATCTTTAGATATAACACTATCACTTACACTATCACTATCGGCATTTTTGGTATCGTTTGGTACTTTTGGTATGCGGTCGGATGCGGTCGCATTCCATCGCTTGTTTGCGTTTTCTCTATTACGCTCTCGTATCCCTTCGTACTTGATTAAGTCTCGCTTTAAACTTTGTTTGATTGGCTCAAATGCAATCTCAACTAAAGGATTTTCAGGAGTTGGGTCTTGGTCATTTACATACTTAAGCAAGTGCTTAAATAATTTACCTGCTTGAACATCGTCAAGTTTTTCTACCGTGTGAATAATGTCACAATAAAGCAGAAATGAATTTTTGTCTTTTGCCATTTTTACTGCACTAAAAAAGCCACGTCGGGTTTCGTGGTGCAGCACTACTCCCCAATGTGGCTCGAATGTTTTACTTAAGGTCTGCACACCTCGTCTACAAATATAACTAACTAACTGACGTTTTGTTTCACTTGTTGAAAAGTATTTTGGTGGTCGTATCTTCCTTCGTTTAACCAACGTCTGATTCGTCGTAGCTTTTCTAAGTTAGTAGCCTTTGCGATGTCATCAAAGATATTCCGTCTTTGTTTAGTAAAGGTTATAGGCTCTGCCATCAGCTCTTGACAAGTTTCAGTCATCTTTTGATACAATTTGTCGTTCTTCAACTCTTCGTGTTTTCGTATGCAATGCAACACAGTTGAGTGGTCTCTATTAAACATTCTTCCTATTTCAGTTAAAGTTAACTCCTGAGAGCGATACAATGCCCAACATAGATAATGTCTTCTAAAGACGTAGAACTGCTCTCTGCTCTTTCCGTTAAGCTCCTCAGCTTGGATGTATTCTTTTACTTGTTCTAAGTTCATAGCGGTGTTACAATAAATTTTCCGTCATTAAATCTTCCTGTTTCTATTAAGTCCATCTTTTTCCAATAACATAGACTCTTTGAAGTGAATATCCACTCTTGGACTACTGCGAGTCCGACTTGGTATGTTAGTTTAAATCTCATAGCTATTATATTTTATTTCGCAAATTCGGTTATATAAATCATAGTTAAAGTTCGTCCAATATCTCTCCATTCGTTGACGGTTATACGAACCAATTAATCTCATCGTCCCATCCGTCATAGATGTAGCACTCGTGGCAGAACTCGTGAAACAAGTCGGTAGCTCGTCTGAGTAGTTCTTCGATAAGTTCTCCGATTTCTTTGATAGTTGGGTTGGTATGGAATTGAGTTGACTCCACTTGCCATTCTTCATCGTCTTCATTGTAATTGTATTTTAGTTCGATTGTAGCTACTTTTTCATCGTCTTGTAAGGTGTAGCACTCTACCTCAATTAATCTCTGCGATACGCTTTGTGAAACATCAGCAAACCAATATCTATTTTCCGTATTTGTCATTGTAAACGTGTTGAGCATATTTAGTATAAGAAGGTCGTAACTCGTAGGATTTTACTTCGTGTTTTTGTACCTCAGCAGGTTTCTCTCCTCGTGGATTTGCAGTAGACACGAACCATAAAAAGACGAACATTAAGGGAATTGCACCAAGTAAGCCGTGAAGTAAATCCTTTTCATCAGCATTAAGCGATTTGTAGTAATTAATTGTTTTCATTTTCTTCGATTGTTTGTAATAGTTCAAAAATAGCACCCCACGCACCTGCAGCGTAACGAGTGTGTTTGTTATCAGAGCCGTATATCTCTTCGCACTCTCGCAGGTTTTTGTAACTCTCCGCCTGTTGGCTTCTGAGTAGTTCTAAAATTTCTTCTTTTGTCATAGCGTTTTGAATTAGTTATATGCAAATATAGATACTCTTTCGTAATTATCAACAAAAAAGTTACATTTTTTTTAAAGTTTTTTTCAATTCCTTGATTTTACAAGGGTTTCAGACGTAAAATTTTTTTCACATTAAATAAAAAAGCCCCCGATTAAGGAGGCTCTTTACGCTATGGAGTAGTGGTTAGGTCAGCAAATATACTAAAAAATGTGAGTTAAAATCTCCAAATTGATTTTTTATATGTTTTTAATCTTCCGTTACAAACTGACGATATATTTCCTGCTGAATAATTTAATTCTCTTACAATATCCATTATACAAGGCCAAACTTTTATAACGTTGCCATTTAAATCACATTGAAATACTTTTTTACTATTGGGATGATTTTCGCTAAATATCCCTTTTCTATTTGAAATACGGCCTTTTCTTCCTTTTGACAAATTGACAATATCACTATATCTTCTTCCTGTATTAGACTTTGATATTTTGTCTTTTGCCTCATCAGTATGTTTTTTACCAAGCCAATTTTGATTTCCTTTCTGAGATTCAGACATTCGTTTTAATGTCTCTAATGATGGACTACCAGTTTTGTCATTTGTAGAAGTATAATAGCAATTTAAGCCATCATTTACGCAATTATAAAATTCTTGATAATGTCTTTCTTTTTGATTTAATTCGTGACATCCGCATTGTTCTATAATCTCAAATTTATGATTATCAACTCCGTACTTTAAGAAACTTCGATATAGTTTAGTTTGCTTATTTACGTTTGTTGATATTATAGAATATCTATAAAATCTCTTTTCTATATTGATACTTTGACCAATATATATTTTTCCATTTGGGTTTGTTATTTTATATATGCCTATCACATCAATAAAGATACAAAAAATAATGCACTAAATATATGGGTCAAACGTGCGACTTGACCAAATTCTTTGTGATGAATGAAGCCTTCTACTGCTTTAGGAACGTGAGCATAGCCGTTTCGATGATGCCAGCTATCAGTTCCTGATGGACTTCTTAACGACTCTACAGTAACACCGATGTAATCTTTAGAAGTTTTATGGTGAACGTGATGCGTGTAAACGTATCGGTGCTTAGTTTGAGACCACTCAACAGGAAACTCCGTAGCCATCAATAGAGGTAGGTCTTGATGTTTCGCTCCATCTCCGTGAGTCGTTCCGATAAGGTTCTTTCCGTATTGGTAGCCTTTTCGATGTGCAATAGAGCAGTCAAAAGTAATGTTCTTAGCGTCTTTAAACCAAGTTTGAATAACGTCAGCAAGAAAGAAGCCGTGAGTATAATCGTGATTTGAGGGATTGAAAGTAAAATGAACATCAGCAACCCCAATGAGTTTTTCAAGAATTTCGACATATAGTTTTTTAGCTATTAGAAAATTAGTGTACCACATTCCGTCCGTGTCCTGAGGAGTTCCTGAGGTAGTAGTCCGTCTTGGAGTATCAATGTGTAAGATGTCGTTTCCGCCTATAAACAGTATTTTGTCGATATTAAATCCGCTTGCTTTGTCTAAAATGCCTTGAACGCCTTCTAAGACACGTTGTACTGCAATTTGGTTGTTATATACTTCTCCTACCTCGAAAGCGTCGCAGAGCTTACCTATGTGGATGTCGGCAGGGTCTATGACTAATAAGTGTCCGTCAGTTGATGGATTCCGTGTTATTATAGGATATTTCGGAGCGTGTTCACGAATCTCATCTAAGATACTGGCACGAATCTGCTCGTAATTCTGCTCCTCCTCAGGTTTGTAGTTCGGATTCTTAAAGAAAAGCGAAGCCTTATTAGATTTTAGCCATCCGTGTTTAACGTCAGCATCGTTCAAGCCCATTGAATTGGACTCCTCTTTTATCGCTCTATATTGTTCGATGATTTCAATCTCATCGTGCTTAAGGCGATAGCGATTTTGTTTCCTCATAGTGGTGTTTTAGAGAACCTGAGAAGGAACTTGGTGACAAATCCCAAACCAAATCCTATAATAAATAACCAAATGTTAGGTTTTTTGTTTTTTTGTTTCTCCGTTTTCCACTTAACTACCTCTACTTTTTCAATCATTCTCAAAGTATCTCTTTTCAATTTATACTCAATCTTTGTTTGATACCTTGTTTTTGGCACAAAAGAACGCTTGTAACGAACGATTGTATCTTTTTGGACTAATACCCTTTCCCACATAATAGAGTCCCTTAAAACGTACGGAATTGAGTCAATAGAATTTATTGTAATTGTATCCGCAACCTCTTCGCAGCGGTAACCTTTTTTCATTGCTTTTCGTAGGTGGTAATTAGCCGAACACGAACTAAGAACCAAAAGTAAAATTAACGCTCTCATAAGTTCTTTAACATTTCAATCATTCTTGGACAAGGGTAAATATCCGACTTGTCTTTACGAACCGAATTGTGGGTATAGATTCCTTTCGTGTTTTTGAAAGCCTCGATGTCTAAACCGAATATTTCGGGGCGGTATGTTTTCGGGATGTTGTAAGTTTCGCAAAGGTAAACAAGTAATTGTCGGGTGCTTTCAATTTGTGCATCCGTATATTTATACCAATGTTTGTAACCCTTGTAAGGTTGCTCTAAAGTTGTAACCATAGACGCGGGAACTTTTGAGCCTACGTAATTGTAAAAATTACCGCCTTTTTCTTTAAGATAGCCCCAGTTACAAACCTCGATACCGACCGACGTTTTATTTAAGTTGGTGTAGGGTGCGCCTTGTCCCCTAAATTCCTTTTGATCAATACCCAAATGCCACGCCCAATGTCTAGACGAAAAGCATTGAACAATTAAGCCGTCTTGTCCGACAACAAAAGCCGTTGCAATGCGTTCGCTTGTCCCGTTCCAGTACCTACTAACCGCTTCGGCGTTACCGCTACCCGCCGTATGGTGTAAATAGATTTGTGTTTTGGTAGCCTCTTCTGAAAAATATTGCGTTTCCTTAAGCCTTACTTGTTTGATTTTGGAAATGTCTAGTTTCATAGCTTGTTTTTAACGTAGAAATGTCCAGTTTTTTGCGCAATAAACTTGACATTATTTTAATTCTTCTAGTTGTTCTTTGCTTCGCTTTACGAACTTTATAAAACGATCCCAAACATTGACACCCGTCACGCTATGGTAACTTTCGTTAATGCTTTTTACTTCGGTTACAACGCAAAAGAATGTAAAGGCTTTAGTTAATACTAGGTCAATAGCTATAAAGTGGCCTAGAATGTCCGCAACTACATACGTTTCAAGTAAGAAAATAAACGTAATTGCACCCGAATAAAGCAAGCTTTTAGAAATGGTATGCGACAAACGACGCGAACGAATAGAAGCCCAGCCGTTTTTCTTTACGCTTCGCCAAATACCAAAACACATATCGAGTATGATAGTAGCAATAGCCATCAGCACCATCGGCTTGACGGGAGCTAACACGGATAAAAAAGAAACCAAAAAGAGAGATTTAGTTTTCATACTGATTTACGATGTGCCACGTTAGATAAAAGCCATAAGCACAAGCTAAGAACTTTTGATACAAGTGTTCTCCCTCAAACATAAGGGCTATACACGCAGCATAGCCCGTTATAAAATACATTGAACCGATTGCGTCTTTATGCTTCATCTTTCAAGGCATTTAAAGCAGTTAATATGTGTGCAACATCATTGAGGTTATAAACACCTTTTTGAGTTGCTACATTTAATGCTTGTTCAAGAATCTGAATTGCTTGTTCTTGAGTCATTACGCAAGGTCAATAGTTACTTCAAAACCTAATGCCTCAAGTTCTGCTTTTGCGTAATTGTGCGCAATTTCTAAACTTTGTGTTTCATTCTCTGCAAGTGAAGCATTAATTATTTTTTTCAAGTTCACTTCGATTTCATTCTCATTATTATTTACAAAAGCATCTTTTGAAGCATAACTAAAAAGAACAATCAACATTTCTTTTCCGTTTTTTCTTGAGTTAAATTCTAATCGAGTATATGTTTGAACCTCAACGTCGGAATTTTTAAATTTTGCGTTATTTACTATTAGTGCCATTTTTTTTATTTATAAAATTATTAATTACATATACAAAGGAATGTGAACTGTCATTCCCAATCCTGATAAATAAATAGGAATTGAAAAAGCACTTCCTCCTTTTGCTCCTCCGAAAGAACCATTCCATTGTAACTCAGAACCTCCTAAAACTACTCTGTTGGTGAGCGTAACATCTTGTAATGTTACACCTCCATTTGCATTAAATTGAATAGCACCATTTCCTGTAGATCCTGTAATATTTCCGTTACTATAAACAGTAAAAACAGTTTGTCCCGTAGTGCCTAAATAATCGCCTATTTCAGTTGTAAAATTATTATTCGGTGTGCCTGAATTACCTGTTATTCTGATTCCTCCTTGTTTATTAATTGAAGTTAAACCGTCAAAAATAGTTTTAACTACATTGGAACTATAATTTAATCCCGAGTCTGCAAATGTTCCCGAATTATTATAAGGAATATAAGTAGACGTTGGATTTACTGCAGCACCTCCAAAATTAGAAACTGCTACTTTTTTTGTTACTCCTCCCTGCACAATCGGAACTACCTCCGTACCAGCAAGCGGAGTCGTTGCCGATGTTAGTGCTGATATTTTTACTTCTGCCATATTTTTATTTTTTAAATTATCTTTCTAATAATGTTTCGCCTGCCCACGAAAAGTCGTAAGCCGAACCAAAGCCGCCTGCATTGAATGTAGTTTCAGTTACTAAAATATCATCGCTCTCAGTAAACAAAAACGCTCCATTCTCAGCAAGTAAGTTGGTTACCTCAAGTCCTCCAATTTGACCGTCAGCACCCCAACTAATTACGTTTAAAACTCCTTCGCCCCAATCTATGCTATTTGCCATCTTTGTTTAGTTTAGTTAGAAAAACACGGAGCTTCTCGATGTTCTCTTCTTTTGGTTTATATGTTCCTACTTTTGTTCGTGTTCTCATAGTCTAAATGAACCAACCTGTGTAATTATTTTGCGTATCAGGATACATATCCCCGTTGCTATTTGTAGTGTACTCAGGGAATAAGTCATTGTTGAAGCAGATGTAGTCAATGAACCTCTCAGTATAATGCTGAGCAATCTGACGTTCTTTCTCGATTAAGAAGTCTACTTCGTTTTTTTCTACGTTCTCAGCGTTCTCAGATGAGTGCTTGTAAACACCTTTGTTTGCGATTGTATAAGCAGCGAAAGGTAAATATTCTACCATCGCCCAATGGATGAGCATCGGCTTAACGTAAGTATTTACAAGTGACTGATAATTGCCGCTTAATGTTCCTGCAGTAATGTCAGCTTGTATCTTCTGAAGCAACTTCGTGCCTAAGTAGTTTTGAATATGTATGTCCTGAGCGATTTTGATAAACTGAATAAACTTGTCAGTATCTACGTTCCCATTTACCGCAGTAAATCGAACCAAATCGTCTCGTGTTATGAGTAGTGCAGTTGCCATTATTTGCCGTATATTGGATTAGTTGGTAAAAAGCCGTTGTAAGGCATATCAACAGGACGTTGTGCAACCAAAGATTCATTCTTGATTACATACCCGTATTTCTCTGCTTTGCGAGATGCGATTTGTTTTGCATTAGGAATGTCTAAAGCCTTACCCTCAAACTGAGCATAAACCTTTTTGAACCACATATGATGACAGTTACCTCCACCTTTGTACAACCAAATGTTGTAAGTAGATGCTCCATTAGGACCCCATCCTGCATTAACTGGCTGATTGCTCATTTTTAAGATGTCTTCCTTACGATAAACCTTTTTAGCTTTCATCATAGCTTGGCAGAATCCACGAGATTTATCGTTTGTCTTTCCTGCATATTCGTAACGAGTTACAAACTTGATTCCGTCAATAACCTTATCTTGCTTACTTGTAATGTTTGGACGTGCATCACCTGTACTTACAAGCTCAACTAATTTGCTAAATAAGCTCTTTTTAGGCTCTTTAGAGAGTAGTTCATTCTCTGCATCGTCATTATCATAGTCAACAGGGAATTCGTCTATTAGAAGCCAATTCTCAGCAGGTTCTTCACCTAACTCAATCAAGGCATCTGCTACCTCTTCGCTTAAATGATTGTGCTTGCTTAGTTCCGTTCCAGTTTCCTCAGCTACTTGCTCTTGGTTTTGAGCGTTCTCCAAATCGGTAAATTCAAGCGGTTTAAGCGTCTTAAAGAATAAGTTGAGTGTTATTCCGTTAAATGCTAAGATAGTGTCTAAGGCTTCAAGTATTTCGTCTTGAAGTGGCTTAATCACCATATTGTTAAATAGGATAAACGAATTTTGTAACTCATCAGCGTTAGACGAGAAGCCGTTAGCACCTGCAATCCCAAAAAGAAGCGGAGATGTTACGTTGTGTCCGAGCATTATCTTACGCATACACTCCTCAGATAAGTAAGTGTAGTGTTCAGGAGCATCGTTTAAAGGTAAATCGTCTACCGTAGTTTTAGTGTCCATATTGTCGTTAAACGCTACGATAACTTTCTGACCTTTGCTACCAGTCAACTTACTTAAAACTTTGTTTGTGATGATTGATTGTTGCTCCTCAGTTGGTACTCCGTTGTTGAAGTTGACCACCTTAGTTCCTGAAAAGCCGTTCTGAACCTCGTTGATTAAATAATCAGCTATCTCTTCCTCCAAAAGTGTGTAAGGAACTGCACCTTGATAGTCAGGATAAGCGTAGTATTTCATTCCTACTGCGTAAGGCTTTGAGAATAGTATCTCAATCTTTTCTTTAGAATATCCGTAAGCAGGGATTCTCTTAGGTACGTATTTCTTTACGTCAGTCCAATCGTCAGAATAGTAGTAAGCTTCGATTTCTCCGTCTTTATTGCACTTCTCAGCACGCAAAAGATTTACAGGAATGTGGTAAGCCTTTAGGATTCTATCGTGTTTGTCGTTGTAGTGTACTTGGATAGCGAACTGACCAAGCATTTTGCGGTCAAGAGCAATTTTACGTAAACACTCCTTATTGAATAAAGCCATTGCCTGAGCATATTCGTTAGGCTTACGAGAAGCATCGACTGCTGATAAGCCACGACCATAGACAAGACGTGAGATGTTATTAATGATTGCGTTGTTTGTAGTGGAGTTCGTGTATCTATCCAAGAGGAAAGAGTAGTAGTTATTGTCTTCTCCAAAGTCAACCCACGCATCACGCTTACTCTCCTGAATGACGGGAGTAGTGTATGCAGATAGGTTTAAGACGTGTACGTTGTTACTCATAAACTATGAACGTATTTGATGTAGTATTAGATGTGTATTCTCCGTTGTTTACTGAGAATGTTACGATGTTTTGGTCAGTACAAAAGATTCTATCCTTGTAAACGATGTCCGTGTTTTTGTAAAGTACCAAATCGTAAAAATGTCCTTCTTTTAAAGCGAAAGTAGCCGTAATTGTTTTCACATAGTCGCCGTTTGTTTGCGATGTGATAGCTACCGTTACTGGTGTGTTCGTTTGGTCGTCAGTCAGCACCATTGAAGTAGGTGTATCTCTCGGAATAAACGAGAAAGTCTGAGCTGATGTAGATGTAGTTAGTACAATCATACTAAAGTAACTAAGATGATACCGATTTGTTTTAAATGCAAAAAGGGCAGCCAAAGCCACCCTCTTTCCACGCTATGAAGAAAACGATTAAGCAGTTACGATAGTAGCGGAACCGAAAGCAGTTGCTAAAGCAGTTTCAGTAGATACATCGATAAGGTTTGCAAGTAATTGCTCTTGACCTACGAAAGTCAAAGTGTAGCCGTTAAGGTCACCCATTGCAGTTCCGTTAGATACGTTAGCAGTAGTCAATTCCATTCCGTGCTCAAGACCTGCAAAGAAGAATTGATTGTTGCGGTTACGGATGATAACGTGAGGACGTCCGTAAGCTAACAATTTAACTGACTTGTGTGTAGTAGCATCTTGCTTCTTTAAAGTCATTGTCAAAGTTTGCTCAACGAATGTAGTTCCGTTTTCACGAGAAGAGTTTACGACTTGCTCAAAAGAGTTAGTTCCTTTGAGTTCGTATTTGTAGAGAGAAGCTACACCAGCTACTGAATCGATAACGTCAGTATTAACACCATCGTAAGTGATAGAAGTGTAGTCATTGTAGTTAACGAAGTATACCGCATCGATACCACCGACTGCGTCTTTACATACTTCCAAGCGTCCATTTGCTAAATCACAAGACATATTTTTAAGTTTTAAATGTTATAAAAAAGGGAGGGAAGTTTTTTACCGCCCTCCCCGATTATTTGAGTTTAGCTAAGATTAGTTAGCAGAGTTTGTGATTCCGTAAGTAACAACGTCAGAAGCAAAACCGTATTTAGCGTCTGCAGTAAATCGCATAACTACGCGTACGTTTTGTGAACCATCGATGTCACCCATATCCAATACTTTAACTTCGTTCAAGTCAGAAAGAAGACCTGTAGCAAAGTAAAGATTAGATTTTTGGCTCAATAAAGCTGTGTTAGCAGCAAGACCGTTAGCCATAAATACACGAACACCATCAAAGTAAAGGTCACCAAGAACTTGGTTTGTACCTTTGTTATCGTAACCGTTAGCACCTACACCTGAAGCAGCGAAGCCACCCAACGCACGAACGTAAGCACGATAGATGTTAGAAGAAACGTAAAGAGTCAAATCTTCTTTTCCGTAAAGAGCAGCAGGGCAAGCGTCAACGATTTTACCAAGCTCAGTAACAACGTTAGCAGCAGTTACAGTAGTACCAGCAACTTCTTGTGCAGCAGGCAAAGAAGCATCAGTAGTCAACTGAGTCATAATACCTGCGAACTCACCTGCAGTAGCGTTAACACCTTGCCAAATTGAAGTTTCCATACCTGCAGCAACTTTCTCAGCAGCGTGTGCGATAAGGAAGTCAGCGAAAGATTTAGGAAGAACGTCAAATGCAGAGTAACCCATTTGGATAGCATCCCAATCTGAACGGAAGTCAGTTTTACAAAGTTGTAAGTTAACTTGGAAAGACTCAGGTTGAAGAATTTTCTCAGTCAAAGTGATAGTTGACGTAGGGTCAAAGTCACAAGTAGCGTTTTTGATGATACCGTCAGTAGCAACACGTTTGATAACTTGCTTGTACTTAACATTAGGCATAATTGTGATGCCTCCTTTGTCAAGAGTTGGTGCAGACAATAAAGCTGCAGCGATGTACTTACCTGCGAACTCGCCTGCGTAAGTAGTAGTAATTGATGTGGTTGTAGCCATTTTTTTATTTATTTAATGTTTGCAATTCGATTTAATACAGTATCCATAGTTGTTGCGTTTCTTTTAGCAGCAAACTTGAATACGTCAGTAGCTTGTGTGTTTTCAGGATTGAAAGAAATAGGCTTAGGTTCCTCGCTCAATTCAACTGGCGCAACTTCTTCTGCAACTTCAGTAGTTTGTGCTGAAAGTTTCGCTTTCAATTCTTCGTTCTCTTTTTTAAGTGCTTCCATTTCGCTGAAGAAAGATTCTTTAACAATAGACTCAATGATTTTTTTAGCTTGTGGAGCTTCATTAGATGCAGCAACTTCTTCTTCTACTGCAGGAGCTTCAGATTCAGGTGCTTCAACTTCTACTTCAACTTCAGGTTCAGCAGCTTCACGAACATCAGCGATAACGCCTTCTTCGATAACTACCAAAACACGCATATCTTCTAACTCATACTCTCCAACAGGAAGTGGGATGCGTTGTTCGTCTTCAGTTAGGATAAATACAGGTTGACCTGCTTCAAAAGCATCTGCTTCAAGCATAGATACTCCGTCTGAAAGGAGCATAGTTTCCAACTTTACTTCTAAACCTAAAAGTGTGCGGACTTTGTTTAAGATTGATTTTTCGTTCATTTGTTTTTATTTTCTTACTTTGTTAATTGATGAAACTCTAAAATCTACTGATTTTTTAAGTTGTTCAGCTTCTTTAATTTGGTCAGCAACTTTTTTATCGAATCCACCACCAATGCCTAATTCTTTAATTTGAGCAAGTGTTTTTTCACCCTTTTGAATAACTATATTGCACATACCAATAGCCTTGTCCATTTTAGACATAATTGATATTAACTCACTTTCAACATCTTGTTGTTTGTAAGCAGCGTCTAATTCCTTAGATATTTCATCAATAAGACCTAATTCAATTTCGTGAGAAGCAAGCTCAGTAGCCTCTTCTTTAAATAACTTGTTGTAAACTGATTTTGTAGTGTTCATATGTATATAACTATTTAAATTTTGCTTGTTGTATTTTTTATATTTATGTTTGCTTTAAAATTATCCTATGACACCTAAAGAAAAGGCAAAAGAATTAATTACTAATATGCAAGTTGAACATTGTGAAGAAAAAAAATGCTATTATTTTCATATGTCATTGGAAAGTGCAAAACGAAGTGCATTAATTGCAGTTGAATTTTCTAAAGAATTTATCACAGGAGATTTATCAGAAGCATTTGACAAGTTCTTATTTATTGAAGAAGTCAAAGAAGAAATAGAAAAACTATAACTATCCGTTTTGACGAACAATAGTCCTTACTCCGTTGTTCTCAGTTTGAGTAGGAGCAGGTTCGTTTACCTCAGCAGTTTTACCGATGCCTTGAGCTTGTAAACTGCCATCACAACATTTAGTTGAGTATGTTCCGTCTTCACATAGGCAGCCTCTTTTGCTACCTGCTCTTGGACTTGCTTTACTTGGTGTTTTGAATTTGCTCATCTTATTTAAGTAATTCTTTAAGTTGATTAATAATTTCATTTTTCTTTTGTTGCTCTAAAGACATTTCTAACTTATCAGCAAAATAACCCTCAATTGAAAAGCCTTTAACCTTGCCAGCTTTCACGTCAGTCCATACCTCATCGTTGTCTACCTTCATGGAAATCATCCAAGTTCCTTTTGGTAAGCTGAAGCCGTACTTTTTAGATTTGTCGTGTACCTCATCTTCAATCAACCAAGACTCTACTACGGTCATTCCTTTGACTGCATCCTTGTGTTCGTAGGTTGCGTTAGATTGGTTTCCGTTTTTAAAGAACAACTCCATTGCTTGACGCACCGTGTCCTCCGAAAAGTAGATGTAGTATTCCTCTTTCTTTGCGTTTACACGATAGATTTTTTTATTAGGTATCAAAGCAGCTCCCATTAGGATGCGTTTCTCTTTGTCAACCTCTTTGAGTTCTACTTCGTGTTTTGCTAAGGCTACAAAGTTTTCCTCTATGGCAGGTGATTCTACTACGGAAACGGCATTGATACCGCTTTGAAAATCTTTTTCGTCAATGATTAATTCAATTACGTTCATATCTATTCAACTTTTAATTGTTACAATGTTGCGTTTTTGATTCGGTTGCGGTCAAGTGCCTGAGCAGATGTTACCTCTCCTGATACTACGAATGCTTGTACTGGCGTTTGCTGAATTTGTGCAAGCTGATTCATACCTGAATTGCCGACTACGTTAAACGATGGCGATACTGACGGAATAGAACCACCACCTGTGCCGCCCCCGCCACCTGTAGAACCACCGCCCTCAAACTTTTGTTGAGATATTTTAGCTACGTTAGCCAAGCCTGAAGCTACTGCAATACCTGCTGCGATACCACCACGAATTGGGGAGTCAGGAGTTGGGATAGGTGTAAACTGCGAAGCGTAAGCACTTGTAGCGTTTTGATAAGTAGTAATTAAAGCACTTGCAATGTTAGCCGCTTTTTGTACTTGAAACGCACGTTTGGCAGCAGCCTCTGATTTTTTACCGAATAACTCAGCGATTGAAGCTACTGCAGCCAATCCGTCAAGAGTTGCCTTTACTTTAAACGATTGTGATTGCTCTTCTATTCTTCTTGCTCTGTCTGCTTTTGATTGTAGGATGTCAATTTCTAAATCTGCAGCCTCTTGCTTTGCTTGTAGCTCCGTGTTTATGGAGCCTCTTAAATTTCCTAAATCTCTTTGTTGAACTTGGAATTTTTGTAAAGATAAAGTCTCAATAGGCTTCATTGATTTATCTAAAGCATCTTCAAGTTCTTTAGCTTGTGCCGCCTCTAAATCTTTAATATCTTTATTGTACTTTTTTGCTAATGCAATTTGAGCCGCATACTTTTCATTAATATCTCTGACTTGTTTTTCGTATTCAGATTTAAATAAGTCGGTTGCCTCACGGTTATACTGAGCGATTAGTGCAAGTTCGTCTTTTCGTTTTTGTGATGCATCCTTTGCTCTATCCTCAGCTTCTTTCCTTCTTTGTTCTAATTCAGCTTTATTATCTTCTTGTTCTTGTTTTCTTGCTTCTTTAGCCTGCTGACGCATTGCGTATTCGTCATTTTTTAGCTTCTCAAGTTGCTTTCTTAACTCAGCAACGTGCTTTCTTTGTCCTTTTGCAGTTTCCTCATCGCCATAAAATAAGCGTCCAGTAGCATTTAGACCTAATTTATCGAATATTTTTACGGATTCTAAATCTCTTTTTTGGCTTTTGTATAACTTTTCTGCTGCTTGTAATTCCTGCTTACTTTTATCAATAGCTTCTTTAAATCTTTTCTTCCGTTTTTCTGCAATATCCTCTTCAGTATATCCCAAGCGTTTTAAAGTCTTTTCGTACTCATCAAAGTTGGCTAAGGCAGAACGAGCAGCCTCTGCACTTTCAGCAGTAGATGTAGCAAATCTTTGAGCCTGTGCGGTTGCAGGTGTTAAAGCTGCTTTAACATCATCCCATTTAGCAATAAGTAAGCCTAATGCAGCAACAACTAAACCAATACCTGAAGCTAAGAACACCTTTGATGCGGTAGTCATACCTGCAAAAGCGTTTTTAACAACCGCTCCTAACTGAATAAAGCTATCTTTAGCCTCCATTACACCCTGCACGCCTTGCGATAAAGCCATTGCAGATTGCACTTTCAGTAGTGTTTTTTGTAGTGCTTCACTTTCTACACCAACTAATCCAATCGCACCCTCAAATGCTTGAAATCCATCTAATGCACCTCCAATTGAACGGCTTAAAGCGTTGAACTTAGCATCAGGATTAAACGCATCCGTTAGGTTTTTTGCATCCTCTATTCTATCTTTTAATTCAGCAGCTCTTTTAGCAGCCTCAGCAGCCTCACGCGATGTAGCACCAAACTTATCGGATAACGCAGCTACTTCCGCTTGTGCTTGTCTTAATTGACTCCTTAGAGAACCTAAGTTGCTTTGTATATCAAGATTTATTGTTTTAGTTTCCGCCATTTCGTTTGTTTATAAGTTCTCGTTTACCTTGTTTAATTGCCTTCTTCAAAGACGTGTGTAGCTTGTATTTTCCTTTGGCTATGTCAACTGACTCACTAATCCCATAGTGATTGTCAAGCTGAAGCATTGCTATTATTTGTTGTATCTTCATTACCCTTGTATTATATAAATTGTATCCTCTGCTTGTTCGCCGTTCTCATATATAGTAGTAAACGTCACATCAATCACCCTGTTTTCAACTGCAGCTTCAGTAGACAATTCATCCCTGCTCTCAGTTGCGAGAATTTTACCGTCCTCAGTAGTTATAGGAACTTGCACTTGTTGCGCTCCTATTTCTACTTCAACCATTTTTTCTTCAAATACTCGAGATTCACTAAACTTAACATCAGTTTGAGTGCTTGATAAATTTATTTGTACTGATTTGTAAGGTTTCAAAACAGGAACTGAAACATTACCTCCTAACGGACTTACTTTTGGCGGTTTAAAGGTTAAATTCTTAACGGGTCTGAAGTCAAGTAGCAACTGAAAGTTTACATCTCCTGTAGTAAGATTAGACTGCATCTCGTTAATGATGTAACGCTTATCTCTTATGATTAGCCTATCGTTTAACTGAAGCTCAGTAAGAAGACTTGTAGGTAGGTTCGTCTTTACGTTGACTAAACGTTGCTTTAAGTTGTAAAGATTGTAGAGGTAACTGAAGTAGTATTGACTAAAGCTCGTTTCTTGAATCGGAATCTCCAACATCGTTGAGGTCTCAGGAGCGAAGTTTAGCGTAATATCGTATAGGTTAAATTCTAAGTCTTGACCAAATGGAGTGTAGTTAGTAATTGTTGTATGCCCGCCTCCATCATCGTGAAATTTAAAGTCAGTTGCTTGATTCGTGTATTGATAGAGAAGTACTGGCTTAGGAATATACGGAGCAAACTCTGAGTTTAAAGAGTAACCTAATTGAATCTCTTGCGTTCCATTGAATTTGGTTTGAAGTAAATTTTCAAAAGGAACTTCGATTGTAAATTCACCGCCATCGTAATTGTATTGATAAGATGTATCTCCGTAGTTACGATTGAAAGTTTGGCTAAAATACTTGTTTAGGAAGCATTCTGAATCTTGAAAATTGAATGATATCTTTTTGTAAAGAGGCATTCTTTGAAGTTCGATACTATCAACATCGGTGTATTGTGTAATGTCCACAACTGCGCCTTTTGCATACCAATCGTCCAACGGTTCAATCCAATACTCATTCTCATTAATTGAGTAAATAGTCATATTGAACTGTAGCATTATTCCCTTGATAAAGTCCGCCACTTTCATTTGCGGAGCGTTAGCCGATAGATTAATGTTTGCCGATGTATTTACGTTATTACAAGCTATAGTAACATAATCCTGCAAGAATGAAAGACCTGAAAAATAATAAACCCTGTATTCAGTTGATAAGGCAATGTTGTTAGCACCCTCAGTCCTTACCTTGAAAGTATATGTTGAATCTAATCCTGAAACATTAGAAATGAAATCAAGCTCATAAGAATTAACTGAAGAACCTTGAATTGAGTTAAATAAGTTTCCGTTTTGGTAAACGTCAATATAATAATCAGATGCAGAAGAAACTGAAGTAACGTTTATTTCTATTCTATGCAAAATAACCCCTGCGATGTATTCAACGTGGATCGAATTGTCAGTTGTGTTTACCGTAGATGTTAAATCGTATGTTGTAAACGTTGGAGTTACAGTAGTGAAATCTACATCTGCTGAATCAGACAAAGCAATAAAACGCTCCTTGTTCTTAAACCATAAAAACAATTTAGTAAAGCGTTCATCTCCTAAAAACGCTCCATTAAAATTGATTCCGTATTTAGTTTCAATAGCTTCTATTATTTTAGTAACACGGACGGCAGGGAATAATTCGTCTTTATCTATCGCTCCTGAAGTTGTATGAATATCGTTATTAGTTAAAGTAGCCGTTAACCAATTTGGGAGAGGCACGTCAACAGGCGTACTTTGATATTCCCAAATACGATTCGATGTAATTAGCGGATATTTTACGTCATATAAATTGGTACTATCTTGTATGCGAGTTGCAACTTGGTCAGATGTAAAATTGTGAGATAGTGCCGTAAAGTCCAAATCAGATAATAAATCCTCTCCGAATAAATCCTTTAGTGTTACGCCCTCTCCATAGAAAGTTAACTTATAAGCTGACGGCTTTCCGTTTGTAAGTGTTGCTCCGTCTAATTGAACCTTTCCTTTTCTAAAGGTAGTTAGGTCTATCTCAATGAATCCGTCTTTGCGTAAGTTCGGGTCAGTCGTAGCGTTGACATCTGATTGATACCAATGTTCAAAGATTGCGTTATTGTGCGAACTGGCAGGAACGGTAAATCCCTGCGAAAAGTCCGTATATGTTTTAGATAGGTCTTGTACGTTTTGAATTGACGATGTTACGTTTATAGTCTCATCGTTGAAGAGTTCAATGCGCTGACCCTCGATATATAGTTGTACGGTTCTATTCATTACGATACTGAGTTAATTGTATCAAATGCGTATTCAAATTCCATCTCGTAGCTGATTAGGCTCGTGTTGATAGATTTCTTTAAGTCGATAGATTTCGTGTTTAGCTTGGCAGCTTTCTCATCAATCAAGATGCGCTCACTTAGCATCATTTGTTTAATGACCTCATTGAAGCTCTCAGACACCCAATCGGTGTTCACTCGGATTGTTTCCTTTCCGTTAGCGTTAAATACTTTTCTTTGACCTTCTTTAGTGTCGTATGCAGGATAGGTTTTAGGCATTAAATTATACTCCGTGTTTTCAACGCTCAATCCGTTGTAGCTTGCCTTGAAAAACCACTCACGTTGCCACGCACCAAACTTGTTTACAAAGTCAATTTGAATTGGAGTATACTTGCACTCCTCTTGCGGTACAAAAGTAGCCGTAAATAAAACTGCTCCTGCACCTGTAATGATTTCTAATTTGTTTCCTACCGCAGCGTAACTTGAGTTAACTCTTGGCACGTCTCTCCAAACATTGTTAGTTAGAGCAGTAGTCGTAGTTGCTCCCGTTGATAGGTTCGTATATTTGACTGAGTTGCCGCTACCAGTATAAAGAGTCAGCCACCCGTATTCTCCTGATAAATCGTAGTTGTAAGTGTATGTTGATGAACTGAGCAAGTAGTTACCCAAAGCAGGATTCGAGCCATCCAAATAATATCCGTAGCCGTCTAAGCCAAAATGCGTTTGCGTTGAACCTACTTGAACAAAAGACGTAGTAACTTTCTTGAATAACTTTAATCCTACGTTGCACCATTGAGCAGTAGGAGTAGCGGTTATTGATGTAGTAATCGTCTGCAAAGCTGCGTGCGATATGTACTCTCTAATGTACGGAGACACATCGTAGTAAGTTGCAGGATTATTTGAAGCAGGTATGAGTTTAGAAAGCGTGTATTGAGGCGAGGCAGGCATTGAGCCAGTACCATTCCAAAGATAGATTTCTAATTTCGTTTCTATTTGCCCTGTTTCGTTTATCGTTACGATGTACGGACTCCGTGCGTTTATATTAGCCATTTTTATTTGTGATTACCATTTGATTAAATAATTGTTCTACCTCTAAGCCAAATCTCTCAACCATATCATCAGGAAGATTTTTGTAAGCAGCCTCAAAAGGCTTAGTGAAAAACATTGTTGGTTTGATTCCGTTTCTATATATGCTTCGCGCAATCAAGAAAGATAAACTCTTGCGTTTTGAAAACTTACCACTCGCATCACGAGGTGCAATTCCTTTGCGAACAATCCACTTATCGAAAGCCTTAGTTGGAGGCATCTTTGATTTATAGGAGTAAGGAGTATTGTACTTCTTTTTGATACCGCTAACACCCTTGTCTTGATAGAGTCCGTAATCTTCCATCGTGAACTCCATATGAAAAGAGTTCGGGTAGGCTTTTACTTTTCCCTTGATGGAGTTATATAGCTTCTTAGACGAGTTCTTTTGCAGTCTCGTTAGGTTTCGCTTAGATTGGCTAATTACTGCGTCTCTAAAGCGGTCTAATACTTTCTGAAGCTCAGTTGTATCCATTAGCAGATTGTAACATCGTTAGGGATTAGCACATCAAAAGTCATAGTCCAACCAGCTAAGTAGTTCTCGAAACGCTCAGTAAACGGCTCACACAATGGATTGCCGTCAACAACGTACTTATCATCCCACAAGTTACCGTGTAGCATTAGCGCATACGCTCGATTTAAGACCTCTAATTGAGTGTTCAGCACATCTTGCTCATTTGAGTTGCCTCGAAACACGTCAGTCGTTGCTTTCTTGCTGATATCAACGATGTCCATTGCTAACAATGAGATGTTAAAACGCACTACATTAGTTTCAAACGATGCGTTGTTGACAATCATATGCACAAGCGGAAATATAGTCTGCTTGTTTAAGTCCACCTCGAAGATATCTCCCTCCGTTACCGTGTTAACAATAGGGTCAGCAATAAAGTGGTCTTTGAGTTTGGTTGTTATGTCGTAAAATCCTTTCATCGTCTTAGTTGTCTTTCAAGTTGTCTTCTTTCAATTTCGTTTTTTTGCTTCTCGAATGTGAGATAGGTGAGACATTTAGTAAGTCTCGATTTGGCAATGTCATCAAATTTTGTGACGTCTCCTTTAGCAAGTGCATATAGTGACTGATACCATCCCCATCGTTTGCTAAATTGAGTTGTTTCGCTAAAGTCTGCGATATGGTCTTCTCCTTCTTCATCTCCCTCTCCAAAAAGTTCAGGGTAGCTTGCAGTAAGTCGTTTTCTAAATTGTAAAAAAAAAGCGATGCTGCTATGCAAACGTCTAATGGAGCGTACTTCATTAGGTCTTGCGCTCCGATGTTTGGGTCGTAGTCGTGAATGTCGTACTTTTCTTTGTTTCGTGTTTTGATAGGTCGATACAACACCGCCATCGCCTTGTGGAAGTTATCCCAACTCTGCAGGTGATTATCCAAATCGACATACTCACCGAAAGTTATCTCCTCAAGCTCAGGAATAAAGCCGAACTCCATATCCTTAATCTTGAATGTAGGACTGAATGTAGGCACTTGACTAAATAGCTGAGTGAAGTGTGCTATCAATTCGTTGAGCGACTTTAGTTTTATCTTAGCCACCTCAGTTAATCGAATACCGCAGAAAATCTCCACCATCTTTTGAGCTATGAACTCCTCGTCAGTAGAGTTCTGCTGCACTTTCAAAAAGTCCTGATAGTGCTTTAGTGGTATTTCGTTTAGGTCAGTAGGAACTTTTATTTGTACTTCCATAATCATTTAACTTGTGATTCGTCTTTTTGTAACACATAGGCATATGCCTGCGCCAACATCTGAGTATGTCTTCTCACATTGAATATATCATTGAACACAATCTGCACTCTTTTACCAGTCTTGTCTTTGATATACTGCTCGACTACCCGTATCATTTTCGGTAGTTCATCGGATGTTGTATTGTCCATAGTTTGATTTTAGTCCGAGTGCTTCCATCTCGTGATAACGTAGTGCGTCAATAGCGTGATTGAAGTGGTCTATCGGTTTGTTCATCCTGACTCCTTGCTTGTCAGTATCCCAACAATAACTCCTCAGCTCTTTGATTAGGTTTGTACTTGATTTGGTTACTAAATATTCCTGCCTTTGCATTACGTCAATACCGTAGTTGATAGAGTCGTTACCCTTAGTCACTCCTTTTATCGTCTTTCCGTAGCGTCTTATCTCCTCGATTGATTTAGGCTCAGAACTATCAGCGTAAATAATCACACCTAACGGAAGTATCTTAGCGATGTCTGAGTTGACCATACCAGTTCGGTAAACAATTTCGTTTACTATTCGCTTTCCATTCCAATTGTAGATTCCTATCGCAGCAGTAGGGTCATTCGTGTAACCGAAGTCAAGTCCGATGCCTACCAACTTAGCCTCATCAGGTATCGTGTCTATCTCCTTCCAATTGTTGAACACTACTCCTTCAAGACTACCTACCTCTCCAAGTCCGTAGACTCTCCACCAATTTGCCCAGTAAGAACTCGTAGCTGCTTTGTCACGGTTCTTTTCTATCTGACTTACGATTGATTCGTCTAATGCTTCGTTGTCTTTGTAGGTTAAGATGATGAAGTCCGTGTCGGGTTCGTCTTTTAGTTCCTTGTGTACCCAAAACTCATTCGCAGGATTGAAGTCTAAGTAGACCTCACGTTTGGTACGGATAGCTAATTCGTTGTATGCCTCGAATGTTACGTTGTTGCACTCGTTGATGTATAAGATGTCACGTCTCGCACCTCGTAGCTTACTGGCATCGTCTGCTGAGAAAAACTCTATTGATGAGCCATTAGCGAAGTCGTATCTGAGCAAGGTCTTATTGAACCTATCGTCAAAGTAACGATTAGTCCATCGCATTATCTTCAGGAAGTCTTTAAGCGCACCTCTACGCAAGTGAGGTATCGTCTCAGCTACTACGGAGACTTCTAAGCCCTTTTCTTTAGTGCATTTGTCTATAAGTATCGGAAGGATTCCAAAAGTCTTTCCAGCCGAGGTTCCGCCTTGAATGATTTTAATCCGTCTTTTTAGAGAGAGGATTTTATTTATCGAGGTAGTTCGTTTGAACATCTGCGTCTATTGCTTTTGGTTCTTCAGGAAACAACGGCATCTCCATCGTTACTGTAGTCTCAGTCTTCTCAGTTAGTCCATTTAAACGTGCGGTTAAGTTCGCATTGTACTGACCTACTAAGCCTCCGTTGATTTGGTCTGAGCGTATTTCTCGCTTTATATATGTAGAGACGGAGCAAAATTCTTCGTAGGCTTCATTAGTATTCTTAATATAATGCTCAATCCAAAGGTCGTGTTTCTCGAATGCCCACACCTCAAACCCCTCCATTGACAAGGGAACTTCAAGCGGTTCTGCAACCATCTCTCCGCTTCTTTGGTTTAGTGTGTACTTGTATCGTGGATTGTCTTTTACCCAAGTCTTGTATTGTCTGAATAGTTTGAGGAGGGTATCAGGGCTATCTATCTTTCTTGGTCTTCCTACTTTTGCCATTTTCTATTTCGTGTTTTTGTAGTTGTTCTCTGCAGATTGCGTATCGTTGGTCTTGGTCATACTCTCTGACCATTACGTCATTCATCATACATCGTTGGATGAACTCTTTATTGCTCTCCTGAGGTTGCGGTTTCGGTATAGGCATCGTATACTTTTCTTAAGTTAAATACTATTTCTCTAAAGCAAGAAGCGCAAGATGATGGCTCTAAACGTACTTTCATTACTCTTGAATAGATTTCTCTTACTCTTGTTACTTCAGTTGGTTTGAATGTGTCCTTTTCGAGGATTCGTGTTTCCGTAAGCCAGTTGTATTCCTCCTCAGTTAAACACTCAGGTTGACGATAAGGAAACCACTCGTTGAGCTTCTTCTTACGCTCATCGCATCCGCAGTCTTCTCCTGCTACAAACTTTACTAATTTCTTGATTCCTGTTGCTTCGGTTATTTGCTCGATAGTATCTCCGAGTCCTTTTGCTTTTCTCTTTGCCATATTAATTATATTAAATCGTAATCCGTGTTTATGTAATCTTGGTAGTCTTCTCCGACTTCTTCTTTTAATCTTTCCTTGCAGTTCTTTAGCGTGTTAAATATCGAGGTTAAGCTGATGCCTGAATCTTTAGCTATGTCTCTCATAGATGCGTTTCCCTCCTTATAGACTTTAAATAACATTGAATCGTACCAATGCCAGTTCTCCATCTCCTCGTTTATTCTTTGGTGTAATCGCTCTAAGGCTTCGTGTTTATCTAATTCGGATTCTTCGTCTGCTACTCCTCTTACTTCATCTAAAGATAAAAACTGCACACTACCCGTTTTGTTTATTTCAAATGCTCTATTTCTCAGCATCATCCACATTAAAGCGATGTTTGGTTTTCCGTCTTTGAGTATCTTCTCCTCGTAGTTGTACTTGACAATTCTCAGGTAAACATCCTGCACAACATCCTCTGCAAGGTCTTGCTCTCCAAATGAACGGACAATCTTTACCCATTCTTTGTGATGGTCTGCTAATACTTTTAGTGCATCCATTTTGATTAAATTCTAAACAAATATAAGACTATATTTTAAACAAGCAAGTT